TGTTGAGAAATTCGCCGGCCTAAGTGCTAAGATTAAATCTGGCGGGCCTCTGTCCGCAGTGAGACGGCGAACTCTTAAAACGCAGAAAATGGATACGGAAACAATTACCGAGGCTCCGGGTATAGATTCGGGAGCAGATACCAACGCAGGCATTTTGTCGGAAGCCGATCTGGCTAGTTCCTTTATGGAACGAGTCGAGGAGCAGCCCGAGGAAAAGCCGTCCGAAGCCGACGCGGCTGACACTACCGAGGAGGAAGTCGCAGAAGCGGTCGAGGATAGCGAAGGCAACGTTCTTTCACAGTCTGAACAGTCCGAGGAAGATGGGGAGGAAGAGGCCGAAGCCGACGAGGCGGAGGAATCGACCGAACCGCCCAAAGGTGTAGGGAAGCTTTTGAAACAGGTGGGAAAACTGACCGCCCGAGCCAAGAGCGCCGAGGAACAAGTCGAGGCCATGCAGGCCAAGATCGCAGCCCTCGAATCCCAACCGCAGTCGTCCGAGCCGCAAGGTTCGCCGGCGCTTTCGGAGATAGCCGATTTGCAGGGTCTGGAAAAGGTCCGGCAGGAAGCCATCGCCGCGAAGAAATGGGCGGTCCAACATCTGGGCAAGGACTACGTCGAAGACGGGGAAAAGGAATATTCGGGGGATGAAATCCGCGAGATATTCGCAGCCGCCGACGAGTACTTGACCGAAAAAATTCCTCAACGGGCGCAGCACCTTCAAGCGAAAAGGCAGTGGGATGAGGACGCCAAGTCCACTTTCCCGTTTCTGGAATCGCAGGAGGGCGAGCATTTCGAGCTATTCCAGCAGGTTCGGCATGGCGAGCAGTATAAAAACCTACTCGACGGCCTACCGAACGGAGACTTCGTAGCCGCCACGCTCGTAAAAGGGATCGAGGCCATTAAGGCCGAGTCGAAGGGAAAGAAGCCGGCCAAAAAGAGGACGGCAAAAACTCCTCCGGCACAGGTAGGCGAATCACTCGCCCCGCCGCCCGCGACAAAGGACGCCAGACAGAAAGCAGCCGCCGCCAAAAAGCTAGGCACGGGTCGAATATCGGAGGGACAATTCGCAGATTTTTTAAATTCATAAATAGGAGATTATTTTACAATGGCTATAGCAACGAGCTACAACGTCACGAGCGTACAAGGCACTCGCGAAGATTTATCAGACCAATTAAAACGAGTTTCGCCCGAGCAAACTCCAGTGTTTAGTACACTGAAACAAACGAAAAGTCCAAGGGCTTTATTGACCGAATGGATGGTCGATTCGCTGGGAGAGCCGGTTTTCGCCACTCCTCCGATTGATGGGGCTGATCTCAGCTTCAACGCCGGATTCGCCGACGAGATTTCGACTCGGGTCAGAATCGGAAATCGCATCCAACAGGTGCAGCGGCCTTTCGCAGTTTCTCGCCTCGCCGAGAAGATCGACGTCGCCGGACCTCAGTCCAACCTTTACGGAGCATCCGCCGCCAAGGCTTTGATTCTCCTGAAGACCGACATCGAGTCCGCCATTTGTTCGAGCCAGCTTCCGCAGACCGGCACTAGCTCGGTAGGCGACATGCTCGGCGGCCTGAAGCACTGGACCGACCCGACAGCTACGACCGGAGTGTTCGACACTGCCGCCAAGCAGGATTTCCGTTCCGTTACCGGTAGTCGATTCGACCTTTCCACCGGCGGCTCAATGGCTGAATCCGACCTTCGCTCACTGGTTCAAGCCGTGTACGAAGCAGGCGGAAAGTCCGTTGGGTACACTCTCATAAGTGGCCCGGCGGTCGTTAACGAGATAACGGACTATTCCCGAGCTTCGGGAGCAGTTACGGCCACGGGAGCCGCCTTCAACGTGGATTCCGACGATGCCGCGCTTCGTCTCAGCGTCACTAGCTGGCTATCTGACTATGGTCGTATAGACATCGTGCCTTCGTTATTCGCGGGACGTTCGTCCGGAGTGGCAATCAACGCCGACGTTCGCAACACGGGCATTCTTATGCCGAAGGACGACACGGTAAGCCTCAAGACGCTCGACGGCGTAGGCTCGATAGAGCTTCCCGACGTAGGCGGAGGCGGTCGAAGAGGTTTTGCGGAATGGTGCGGCACGGTATGTGTACTAAATGCCCGCGCACTGGGAAGTATTGTTTGATTTGGGATAACCCTTTACTTGATTTGGGGGTGGAGGGACGGCTTTGGGGAAGGTCGTCCCTCCTTTTTCTTTATGGATATAATTATTAAAAGTGGTAGGAAATCGCTCAGTTCGGAAGAGATGGCCGAGCGAGTGGCAAGGCATAACGAGGACGAAGCTCGGAGGGAAAAGCACGAATACCGTGACAAGGCCCGGAAGCTCCGCAAGACCGCCGAGTCGGTTCGCGGCGGAAAGGGACTCCTACGACTCGAAAGCGTAATGGATGCTCGGACCTACTTTCGCCATGAGCAGCAAAATCCCGGCTCGATGTCGGATGAATCCTACCGGCGAGAGCTACTTCGCGATAACCCGGAGATCGACTGCCGTTGAGAACTGTCAGCTACAATGCGTTCAAGGACAGGTACACTTCCGCGATAGGAGTGGACACGCTCATTACCGCCGAGGAGACGGCTCTGAAGCGAAGCCTGACCGACCGAGTTCGCGGGGCGTGGACTAGGGCCAAATGGCCCGACCTCATCAACGTCCTGACGAAGACCGTGGCGGCAGTTTCATCGTCCACTTTGAAAGCGGACAAGGCCGTCCAGATCGACTCTGACGCCGACCTGTTAGACGTCTTTTCCGTATGGAACAAAGTTCCTTGGGAGGATAGGACCGCCGTGCAAATCAAATTCAGCCTCATGGGCGGCTATTTGGTCCTGCCGCCGAACACTTCGGAAACGACCGTTTACGTAGTTGGCTCGAAAGTGCCAAGCGACGATTACGGCGGCTCGGAAACAAACATCCCGCAATTTCTCGAAAGGCATCTGCTCGCCGCCTGCATCGCAGACTTTTACAGGAGCGAATCCCAGAACGAGAAAAGCAATTTAGAGGAGGCTCGGGCCGAGGAATACCTGCTTCAGGAAATCGACCGGTTCGAGCGTCTTCAAAGCCAAAACAAGATCGTCATTAATTCTTATCCGGCCATGTGGCCGACACTTTTAGTCACACAAACCACTACGTAATCATGGGACAAGTAAACGTTTATAATCTTAGCGGGGGCAACGGCTCCAAGTACATCACTACGGCGGGAACGACCGAGGACTTCTACTGCATACAGTTCTTATCGGATTCGGTCATCAACACCTTGACCGGAAACATGGATGGGACGCCGACCGAAACTTTCTCGAAGGGCGATTGTCTGTATGGGCGATTCTCTTACGTGTACCTCACTTCCGGAAGCGCGGTAATCTACCTCTCCTAATGCCCATAGCAGGCATATGTCAGGGCCTCGGCATCGGCGGGGGAGCCACGGCCACGATCAGCGGTTCGCCGGGTGGCGGCGGCGCCGTAGATTACAGTTCGGAACTGGAATACACCAACGGTCTATTTGACGGCGAAGGCACGGACTACGATTTGGGGTCAACGAGTCCACGCCTACATTTTATGTCGGACTACACTTCCGGAGTGTTACCAAAACCCGAAATGACTGCGGGGGACGTCGTAACGACTTGGGCCGACTGTTCGGGAAACAATACGGACTTCAGTCAGTCTACAGAGTCGCAACGTGGTGTGTATCAGGAGCCGGGAAGCGTTCCGGGAATGAATTTTGAATATAGCGCAACCACGCGATACGACCTTGGGTCAACACTGGCATGGAGTCAAGAAATGACCATATTTGTGGTTGGCTACAGCACGGGTGCAATTAATGGGCGCTCATACGGCCCGCTGGGGATGATAAGTACCGGAGCGTTTAAGTATTACCCCGCCTACGGCGGCACGAAAATGAGAGTTTGGGAGTCAACATTCGGAAACTCGCTGACGTTTACTTCGTTAAATCTTTATTCAGTCACGCGAGGGGCGAGTGGTTCGGGAACTCAGAGAGGATGGTACAACGGCGGCACGATGGACGGAACTCAAACTGCGGGTAGTGTAGGAGTGTCATCCAACCCAATTGATAATATCGGCTTTGGCGGATCGGGGACGACCGGGTACTTAATGGAGATAATTTATTTTGAGTCTGAACTATCCAACGCTGACAGAAATGTAGTCGGAGATTACGTCGCTAATAAATACTCACTGACGATTGCGGACTGGACATGAAATTTAAACTATTTGTCGCGGAAGAGGATTGGGATGCTAAGGAGGCAGAACTCCGCACTGCATTTAACATTCCGAATCCAACGACTTCCGCCTTCGCGCCAAAAACGCAGGTGGGAAATCCTGACAATGACGATTACGAGAAATACATATACCCCGTCCCGTCAGAGCCAGCCCGTGATGCTCGTCCTTATTTTAACGCCAACGAGCTAGTGGATTACGATGAAACATGGCAGCTTCCCGATGATGAGGGCTAGTCTCATACTCATGCTCATAATGCTAACAGGATGCTCTCGTTCCAGCTTTTACGCCCCACTCGGCGCAACGGTCGGCGGGGCCGTGGGAGCGGTTGGCGGTCCAGTAGCCTCGGGAGGCGGCGCTTTACTCGGCTGGTCGGTCGGCAAAGGAGCTGCTCTAGTAGAGGAAAACAAGAATTTAGTTAGTACCGTAGATGCCTTGAGCCGTGGCGACGTTTCAGCGATTGTTTCGGCCCAGATGAAAGGCCAGCAGAGTACCATCGAGAAAGCTACGGACACTATCTGGACTGCCCTGAAAGTGGCGGCATTCGTAGTCCTCGGATTTTTGACAATACCTCTTTTCATTACCCGGTCGAACTCGAAGAAAATAAAGAAAATTTGCGACAAACATGATAAAGTTACTTGAAATTTTTAATGGCCTCTCCAAGCGAGGCAAAATACTAACCGGCTTTGCTCTAGTGATAGTTGCCATAGCCATCATCGAACTATTTAGCGGATGCTCGAACGTCGAGGCAGTCAAAACGTGGAGCTTTTAGCGGACCGCTCGATATGGGGCGGCATCGGCGGCCTCATCACTGCCACGGGCCTCGCCCAGTGGAGCCATCTGGCGAGCCTTATCGCCGCCTGCTGCACCGCAGTCTTCATGTGCATTCGCATTTTCCAAATCCTCAAAAAGTGAGCATTTCGACGACATTGATTCGGAAAGGCCGAGTGTTCGTAAAAACGGACGGCGGCCAACCCGTGGCAATCGGTCAGGACGCCGCCGGGACGGGAAGCGTCAAAGCGTCAAGACTCCCCGACCTCTATAATCAGACCGAGGTGGATTCGCAGGCTACGAACATTACCGAGACTGAAATTACCGCCCTCGGACTGGGCAGCGCCTCCAGAGACTCGACCGGCGACTTCGCCACTGCCGCCCAAGGCACAATTGCCGACGACTCTCTCCAGAAGGCGAGCAATCTTTCCGACCTCGCGTCGGCATCTTCCGCCCGGACGAACCTCGTACTAGGGACGGCGGCGCAGGCCGCGACTATCGACTTCGCAACTGCGGCCCAAGGCATTCTGGCGGACTCCGCCACTCAGCCCGGCGACAACGTCTCGACGCTGACGAACGATTCGGGCTTCATTACCGCCGCCAACAATCTTTCCGACCTCGCGGCAGCGGCGACTGCCAGAACTAATCTCGGCCTCGGCACAATCGCCACGCAGGCCGCGAACGCCGTAGCGATTACCGGCGGAACTGTCTCAGGGACGATAATGACTCTGCCTACCTACACAGTTTCGTCCGCTCCATCGGCATCGCCTGCCGGACAAATCATTTTCGTGAGCGATGGAAACTCCGGAGCGGCTACAGTCGCAGTTTCGGACGGCTCAGCCTTTAAAATAGTGGCCCTCGGGGCTACGATAACGACCTAGAAAAATGGCCAACACTAAAATAACAGACCTTACGGAATTGGCGGCTAAACCCGCCACTGACGATATCCTCGCCATCGTCGACGTCACGGGGACAGACACGACGAAAAAAATCACCGTGGCCAATTTATTTAAATCCGACCTCGTCGGCAACGTAACGGGGAACGTCACAGGCAACTTAACGGGGAATGTAACGGGTAACGTAACTGGCAACACTTCCGGCACTGCCGCCACAGTAACGACCTACGCCCAGCCCGCGATCACTTCGCTGGGAACTCTTACCTCTTTGACGATAGCATCCGCCGCGCCGGCAAACGCAACAGCGCCGGGAACAGCCGGCACTATCGCATGGGAGGCGGGCTTCCTTTATGTCTGCACGAGTGCCAACGTTTGGCAGCGCGTTGTGATCGCAACATTCTAAAATGAGGAAGTTTCGCCAACTAGGAAAGCTGGATTCTCCCATGCGAGAAGTGGGGGATGCCCTCGTTCGCGGCATAATGTCCCGCGAGGACTCGGCCCTGCTTCCTTCCGGCTTCGTAGCGGATGCCAAGAACATGCGCATGGATGACGGGACGGCGACAACCCGCAACGGGTACGTCCAGAAAGTGTCGCTCGGCGTATCGGTTTTTTCGTCTCACTATTTCGGGGGCATGGGATCGGGATTGGACAATGATGCCGCTCTTTTCGAGACGAGGGCCATGACTCTCTGGGATGGCTCGACCACTACCTCCATTCGGTACGACCAAAACCTTCTGCTGGCCGAAGATCAGAAAGGGCTGCTTACGGAAGCTGGAAATTCGCTGGTTCAGGAAGTTGCCGAAGTTTTTACCTCGCTCGGCTCTTTTCCATCGAGCAACGAGGGACTCCAGTTTGTAAACAAGGAAATTCTCTTTAAGGGCCTCGGCGAAATCCTTCCAGTCTCTTTGGATTTTCATCTTGGCGGCCCCGCCCAAACTTGGGACGGCGACACGGCAAACGACTTTGTTGTGGACCCCGGCATTCCCGAGACGGACTATGGAATAGTCGTAGGCGACAGGTTGGCCATCCAGAGCAATAAGGATGAAGTCGCATTTTCCGACCTAGCCAACCCGTCGAACTTCGACGTTTTGAACAAATTTACCTTCGGAAAAGGAGATGGCGACGACGTGGTCGGAATGGCCCCCGTCCCCGAGAACGCCGCCATCGTTTTTAAAAAGCGATCTACTTGGGCTATCTCGGATTTGGAGTTATTGCCGAATGCGGCGATGACACAAGTAAGCGGCAACGTCGGATGCGTTTCGCGGCATACGATTCAGAACATCGGCTCGGCCATATTCTTTCTTTCGGATAAGGGCGTCTATGCTTTCGACGTAGGCGTGGACGCAAGCAACACGCGAGGAGTGCTTACCCAATTCGACCTACGGACCGAGCCACTTTCAAAACCAATCAACAATCAGATTCTAGCCGAGGACATGGTGGAAGCCCGGACCTCCGCCAGAAGCGTGTATTTCAACAACCGCTACTACCTCGCCTTCAAAAACGGCACTGGAACGAAGGTTTACATTTTTAATTCCGAGCTACAGGCCTGGGAATCCCGCGATGAGTATTCTTTTCGCATTCAAGACTTCGTCCGGGCCACGCCAATCGGCGAAACGGTCGAACGGCTTTATGCCGCAACGAATACCGGCAAACTGATTCTGCTGGAACAGGGCGCGCTGGACGGGGCGGCCAAAGTAGCATGGACGCTCGACACTCGCCACTATGGCGGGGACAATCTG